TCACACTTTAATCTCCGTCCCATCCCGAAACAGAAACACCAAACTCCCATCATGGAACACGGTGAGATTTTCCAGAACGGCATTCCAGACGGATTCATCAAATGTTTCCAGCACAGAATCGGTTTTCTTTAACATCAGCAAAATTTTCTGCATCTTTGCAATCCGGCGTTTTCGGTCGGATTCGGCTGTCTCCTCAGCATCTAATTTTGCGGAAAGCTCCTCATATTTTGCATTGAGTGCATCGAAATTCTCTCCACCGTGCTGGATGTAATCTTTTAGCTTTTCATTGACTGCCACTAACTCATCTTGCAGCTCTGCCTTTTTACTTTCCTGCTTTTTCAAGCGAGTCAATGCGAATTGGCAATTCTTGATGACCGCATCTTTCTGCGAGAAATACTGTGCGAAAGCCTGCAAAAATTTCTCTTGAATTTCCGGTTCATACAAATGCGGCGTGGTGCAGAAATGACTGCCTTTAAATTTGCTGTTGCATTGGTAAATCACTCGGCGATATTTTGAATTGGAATGCCAGACTTTCGCACCAAAATAACTCCCACAATCTCCGCAGATGATTTTCGTGGCGTAAATGCTGGTACTACTGTAGGGCTTGACGCAGCGTTTCTGGAACTCTGACTGCACAAAATCGAACTCCTCCGGTGTGATAATCGCAGGATGGCTGTTTTCCACATAGTATTGTGGAACTTGTCCCTCATTGATTTGTTGCTTTTTCGTTAAGAAGTCAACGGTAAATTTCTTTTGCAGGAGTGCATCGCCTTTGTATTTCTCGTTCGTCAGAATGCTTTTCACGGTGCTTGCTGACCATTTTTCCTTTCCACAGGGAGTCGGAATGCCTTGAGCCGTCAACTCATTTGCAATTTTGTAAGGTGTCAAACCATCAATGAATCGCTGATAAATGTATCGAACGATTTCCGCCTCCTCCGGAACAATCTCCGGCAGACCGCTTTCGCCTTTTCGATAGCCCAAAAAGTGAGCATAGGGCAGACTAACTTTCCCGTCAGCAAACCGTTTTCGCTGTCCCCATGTGACATTTTCAGAAATCGAACGGCTTTCCTCCTGAGCCAAAGAACTCATAATGGTGATGAGCAATTCGCCTTTACTATCAAAAGTCCAAATATTTTCCTTTTCAAAGAAACATTCCACATGATGTTCTTTCAATTTTCGGATAGTTGTCAAGCTGTCAACCGTATTTCGAGCGAACCGACTTACACTTTTTGTGATAATCAAGTCGATTTTTCCGTCCAGAGCATCCGCAATCATGGAATTAAAGCCCTCTCGATGTTTCGTAGATGTTGCACTTATTCCTTCATCTGTATATATTTTAACAAATTCCCAATCCGGATTTCTTTGAATGTAATTGGTATAGTAAGAAATCTGTGCCTCATAGCTGGTGAGCTGTTCCTCAAAATCGGTGGAAACTCTGGCGTAGGCAGCGACTTTTCGGCGAGTTGGAATGGTTGTGGACTGCCGAGTTGCCCGATTAATAGACGGCGGAATGACGGTTACTTTTGGCATTTTCTGCTCCTTTCTGCGGCATCCTGTCGCATCTCCGGTGTCCAGCTTTCACTGCGAGAATGATTCTCCCAAAAAACGGTGGTTTTCGTATTATCTTTGAAAAGAAAAGTCAGTTGGTTCGGCGATATGAGAATGTTTTCAACTTTGCTTTTCACAATTTCCACGTCAAATTCTTTAATTTGCAAAGCAAAGCAAATCTTTTCATACAGAATCCGTTCGGAAATCTGCTTTGCCGTAGGGCAGTGTGATTTTCCTTGTCGGAGGTAGGTCGCACACATCCAAACCGCACCTTGCTTGTAAATTTTCCGCTGATAGCTTTTCCCGCAAGCAGCACACTGCACCATGCCGGACAGCGGATAACGGTTTGTTGCACCGGAATGGGAGAATTGTTCCGTCCGTTCTTTCACCAATTCTTGAACTTTCTCGAATAAATCCGCAGAAATAATCGCCTCATGGGATTGCTCCACGAAATATTTTGGCAGCTCGCCTTGATTTTTCATCTTGCGTTTGCCAATCGGGTCTTGCCGATAATATTTTTGCAATAGCATATTCCCGACATATTTTTCATTGACCAGAATTTCTTTCACACGTTGTCCTGTCCATCGATTGCCTTGTCTCGTGGAAATCCCCATGGCGTTGATTTTTTTCGCAATGGCACATTGTCCCATTCCGGAGCAATAATCCGCAAAAATCATCTGCACAATTTTGGCTTCTGATTCTTCAATTTCTAACACGCCATCGGCATTTCTACGGTATCCGAAAATGGTAATGCTGCCGATTTTACCCTGTTGGAAATCATTCCGAATCCGCCATTTCATGTTGTCGCTGACGGATTTGCTCTCCTCCTGAGCGAACGAGGCAAGGATGGAAAGCATCAATTCGCCGTCTCCGGAGGTGGAGTGCAGATTTTCCTTTTCAAAATAGACATCAATTCCTAAACTTTTCAGCTCCCGAACCGTTTCCAAAAGCGTGACGGTGTTCCGTGCAAACCGAGAAATCGACTTGGTAATCACCAAATCCACCTCTCGATTTCGGCATTTCTCTAGCATTTTTTGGTATTCCGGTCGCTCATCCTTTGTTCCGGTTTTCGCTTCATCTGCAAACACACCGCAAAACTCCCAGCCGGGATGCTGCCGAATCAAGTTTTGGAAATAGTCAACCTGAGCCGCTAAGGAGTGCAGCATCGCATCTTTTCCGCTGGAAACTCGTGCGTAGGCGGCAACTTTTAGCAGTTTCGGCTTGGGCGGTCGTTGCTGAACCCGATGTACTTTTCGCTCCAATTTCATCACCTGTTTCTTTGTATTAAGCGTATGCTTGCTAACATATTCCCTCTACTGGGGCAGAAAGTCAAGCACTTTCTCGGAAAATGCTGCCCAAAGATAACCCGCATTTCTCGGCGAGAGTTTGTTCACATTGAACATATTCCAACTGAGTCAGCAGTCCGGATTTTAGGAAATTTCGCAGAACCGCCAGAGATACTTTGTAAATTTCAATTTCTTTCGTCATTGATACCTTCCTTTCGCAGCACAGGCACGAGAGCAATATTTTCTTGGATGGTTTCGGTAGCTGAGAACCGGTTTTCCGCAGAACGCACAGGGAATCGTGGCTGCGTTTTCATGCCGCATTTCCTGCGGATGGGTGTTCCAGTAGTGCATCCGGCAAGCGTCACAGCAGAATTTTTTCTGCTTGCGATGCGGCACTTGCAGAACGGGAGTGCCGCAATTTCGGCAGACATCGTTAGGGTGATTTCGCTGTAAGTAGGACTTGATGGAGTTTTGCGAGACGTGCAGAAAGGCAGCGATTTTGGGAATCGAGATTCCAACCGCCAGCATTTCATCAACCGAATTTTTCTGCGATTTCGTCATAATGCACCTCACTTGAAATTATCGTAAGAAACATACCCGGTCACATACTGTCCCACTGGTGTCTTTCCGCAGAACTCCGGCTTTGTGGTGATACGATAACGACCGTTCTTGCAGGCAATGCCGTCATAGAGATAGTACGTGCCGCTGAATCTTCTGGTTACAGATGTAGTTTCTGCACTGGCGAACAGAGGCGTGTTGGCACGAATGGCAACCTTCTGTCCTTTGGTGAACTTGCTGCCATTGGTGTAGACCACATTTCCGTTGGCATCAAATACAGAATATCCGACCTTGCAGGCTTTCTTCGCATTCTCCAAAGAGGAATACGCACCAAGCTGCGACTTTGCATCTGCCCAAGATTTTCTCACCCGGTAAAGTTGCTTTGTGGAGGGTGCAGAAATAGTGGAAGTTCCTGCATTCAAATAAGACTGTACCTTTTTCTTGAACTCCGCCCAATGAGGCAAAATGTACGCCGGACACATTTTGTACCGATTGTACATGGTGTTCAACTGGTCAACCGTTCCGGACTTGCCGTCCCGGACGTTCAGCCAGTGGGTATGGGTGTAGAGATGGTTGATGTCCAATCCATACTGTTTCAGAAGTGCTGCGGCAAGTTTCGCACAATTGTCCTCCGACTTCTTATCCGTAGAATTGTACGCAGAGGACATAATACACTCAATGGCAATGGTTCTGCGATTTCCATTACCACTGCCATCAGCGGCGTGCCAGCCGCTCAGGCTGTGGGGCAGATTCTGCCATGCACATACATTATCCACATAGTAATGGACACGCACATCCTTCATGTTGTTATTGACGGTTGCCCTTGTGTACTGTTCCGCAGGGGTCGTGCCGCTTGCTACTGTGATCCAGTCTGTGTTGTGAACAGTCACACCAATGATTTTCCCCGCCATGGAAACAGAGGGCATATCAATGTGGTTGGGATTGTGTTTGGTGAGTAAATACTCGTTGATTTTTACTCCGTTCAGAGTCGTTGTAGCATCTGGTCTTAAAATAGTCATATTACTTGTCCTCCTTGTCGGTCGTTTCTTCTGTTCTGCCGATTTTCGTTTGCAGAACATCAATTGCTTTTTTGATTGCGGGCGGATACGGGATCCCCATTAAACTTGTATTTTCCACGATGGAAAGCAGTTCGTTCAGGCAAAAGCTGATGCAGACTGCATCTCGGATGTAGTTGGTATTCAGCAGAATATCCATCCGAACTGCAACAACGATCAGCATCAAGGTGCAGACTTTTTTCGCCAGACCGAACCAGCCGGCTTTGGAAGAAAGTCCGCCGCTTTCCGTGTGTTTGGATTTTTTCATCATGGCGGTGATGATGCCGGTGAAGAAGTCGGTTGCCATAAAGACGACCAGTGTCACCAGAGCGGAGTCCCAGCCGCCAAAAATGGCAGTAAAAAAGCCGCCGACCAAGCCGACAGCCACGCAAATAGTATCTTTCATCATATTTTTAGTCCTCCAGTACTTTCAGGAATCGGATTTTTGGGTGGGAATTGTTGCTTCTGCCTGCCCATGCAAGGTAATATTCGCCGTCAGAAATGCCGGTGCATTCTGTGATGGTGGTGATAAAGGTTTCCGACTGCAGCCATTGGAAATCCAGAGAAACCGCACGATTTGCATCGATCTCTGTGTTCACATACACACCAATAGGAATGTCGATCTTCTGCGGTTTCTGCACCAGATACAGGCTTCCGGCTTCGCTGGAACCCGACTGATAGGACATCACGATTTCCGCATTTTTCGTCAGAGACAGAGGCTTTGCACAAACGGTCAAGACCGACTTATCCCAGTTAAAACACGTTTGCGAGTAGGACAACATGAAATCATTTTCTGCACTGCAAAACTGCGGATAAGCAGTCAGGAAATCCGCCATTGTCTGATACCTGCCGTCCAGAATCATACTGAGATTTGATGCATAGGTCGAAATGGCATTCTGCCCGGACTGAAACAGGACGGTGTAATTTCTGCCGCTTGTCAGATTATCGATTTGCTTTTGCAGGCTCTCCAAAGTACGTTCTGTCTTTTCTGAATAGACTGTAACCTTTGTGCTAAGCCCATTGATTTGTGTGCCAAAACCATCCCATTGTGCGATTTTAGCGGCAGTGATCTGATCCAATGCGGATTGATTTTCGTGGGTATGCGATTTATCTTCCAGGTGTGTGATGGAAAGTGTATGCTCCTGCAGGGTGTACGTCAGACTGTCGGATAATTCCTGCACTTTTTCATCCACATAAGTAACCTTAGCATAGGGTGTAAGGTCTACGGCTGCACCCTCTGTTAATGTCACTGTAGTTGTACCATTTTTATCTGTAATGGTGATTGTGATAACACTGCCATTCTTCACAACATTCGCAATCGGGGAAAAGCCGTCTGTGCCGTCTTTACCAGCTACGCCAGCATCTCCCTTTTCACCTTTTTCTCCTGGAACGCCCTGCAGCCCTCTATCTCCGGTGTTGCCCTTTTCACCACGCTCACCAGTATCACCTTTTTCACCTTTCAAGGATAAAAGCCATTTTTCCTCGGAGTCTTCGTAGCCATGCTCCACTGCAATTGCATATGCTGATTTTCCATCTGCACCATCTTGACCGGGATTTCCTTTGGCTCCTGTATTGCCTTTATCACCTTTCAAGGAAGAGAGCCAGTCTGATTCAGAGCCTTGATAACCTTGCTCTACCGCAATTTGATATGCAGATTTACCGTCTGTACCTTTTTCTCCGTTTGCACCATTATGAAGCATTGCAGAAGTTTCACCATCGGCATCGACAATGGTAATTACAACACCAAACTCCATTTGCTCCGCCTTCACTTTGGGGGAAAATCCATCTTTTCCATTTTGAAGTCCAGCAGCCTTTTCATCCAGTTTTTTCAAAAGCTGCGTATATAAATCCAGAGTCGGCGGAATTGGCGTATCCCCATCTGCGACAAAACCGGACGGTCGGATGTGAAGTGTGACGGGTACTGTTGTTGCACGCAGTGTAGTATCGCTTTCTGCATCGTAGCCAAACAAACTCATCTTCACCGCACCAGGATGCAGTTCGGCAGGCAGCAAGCAGGTTGTTCCGTCTATGCCAAGCACCACGTTGTATGTTTCTTCGCACTGTGTGAACTGTACCACCTTGTGCAGCGTTTTCCAAGCCCCATCGAACACGAATTTCACCAAAACAAATGCGATCTGGTCAGAAGCAATGATCTCTCGTTCCAGCACTTCGATTTTTTGCTGTTTCACTAAGAATTTCATCATCCGTTTTTCACCTCATTCCACACATTATTTTCAGGATCATATTCCAAATAGCCGTCTATGCACTGGATCTTTTTCAGATAATTGTTGTAGGAATGTTCTCCGGAGGACATCCAGTTGACCGGTTTGGTGATGGTGTTCCACTGAGCGATCGTTCCTTCATATGTGATGTCTGTTAGACTTTCACAGTATGCCAGCATATTTTCCCCAAAGGTTCTGCAATTCGCAGAAATGGTAAGGCTGGACAATGCTGTACATCTTGTAAACGCAAAAGCACCAATGGAATCACACGCAACACGAGCATTTTTCAGCTTTGTACAATCGCTGAAAACATACTTTCCCCATGTTTTCACGCTGGCAGGCACAGTGACTTCTGCAATGGCGGTGTGATAAAAGGCATATGACTGAATCGCAGTAACTGCCTGCGGAATGGTAACAGAAGTCAGACCGGCGGTATAGCCGATTGCAGCATCTTCCTGTGCAAAAGCGGCATTCCCAATGCTGGTCAGTGTAGCCGGCAGAGATACCGTTTTCGCATTGGCACAATGATAAAACAAACGGTCACCCAGACCAGTAATGCCATTGCTGAGCACAATCTCCTTGATCTGATCGTTTTGATAAAACACAGAATCATGAGAAGTATAGTCGTATGTTGCACCCGTTCCACGCAGCAGCAGTTTGCCGTTGTCATAGAGAACATAGTAGATGTTTTCACCGCACTGTCCGGTTGCTAGGATTTCGCCTGCCGTCAAGTCATCTACCTTGGTCTGCAGTTCAGAAATCTGACTGTTCATCGCATCCAGCCGCTTTTGCAGTTCGTCCAGTGTGGCATTTGTCTTTGCCATTTCAGCGAGCATCTCTGTCACTCTGCACTTGCCAAGGATGCACTTGCAGTAACCGCATTTGCTCTCGTCCGCACGGCAGTCTGTCAGATCGGAATCCAGAATACTTGTCGTTCCGGCACGCAGTCTTACAACTGCTAAAGTCAGATAAGTCGTCACATTGTTGTTGGTAAAGGCGGGAATGTTTGGACTGGTGGCTGCTGTACCTGCCAGAATACGAATCCCACAGGTACGAGTAGAACGATCACAATAGATCCCGATTGCTACATAACGATTCAGAGATTCATCTACATAAGAAGAAAGGTCGATGGTATGCAGGGTATCACTGATAAAATAATGCCCATCGATCCACGCCTTGCCCGTGCCGAATGTAACGGACAAATTTTTGACTGTTGGTGCAAAACACTGCCGGTAAGTATCCAGAATTCCATTGCAAATCAGGCTGGACAGATATGCGGTGAAATCCTCTGCGGTATACACCCGGTCAAGGTTTTGTGCGTTAAAAAATCCATAGGAAAATGCCATATGCTCACTCCATCTCCTTAAATGTCGGGGTCAGACTTCTGCCGTTCTGATCGAAACTCTCCACCATGCCGATCAGCTGGATTCTGGGTTGAATCAAGCCGAATCTTCTCTGTTCCACGGTCACATAGTCGCCCACAAAGTAATCCTTGTTGTACTGATACTGGGTCGAAAAAGCAGCGATAGCGGATTCCGATGCCGTTTTCGGCTGTACCAGATGTTCTGCACCGCTGCTTTTCAAAATTTCTAAATATTCCGCATCGGTCACGTCCTCTTCCTGTGCCGTGTTTCGCTCGTCTACATACACCTCATAGCGATCAAGGTAGGTCGGCTCTGTACCAGAACAGAATGTCGTGCGTTTTCTGGCATTTCCTTCGCCGCAGCCCAGCACATAGGCGAAGTTTTTCTGCACCGCATCGTCTGCCGCATAGGAGAACGACAGCAGATTGTTGTACGCATCAGAGAATACAATGTGGGGATTGTCGTCCTGCAAAAGACTGCGGTCTATTCCGGAAAACAGGTCGCATTTCAGTGCATTTCCATCCAGCCGCACATTTGCCGAACCACCGATAGTTTCGCATAGACCGTACAGCCATTCTAAAATGTTGTCATAGCTGACCTGCATTCGTGCGGTTTTCTGCCAGCAGTCGCCGGAAACCGTCCCCATGGAAAAACCGGGCAGATTGCGGATTCCGGCAGAGATTGCATTGCGGGACAGCACTTTGCGGACAATGTCCTCATAGCTGCCGTTTGCGGTGATGGTGGGATAGATGATTCTTCGTTCCAGCAGACAGGCAAGAAACCGTCCGGTGACCGTCAGATAATCGCCCTTTTCGGCATCGGTCTCCAATTGCAGAGATTCAATGATGCCGAAGTGCTGTGCATCATCGCTCCTTGCCACAATTCTGCCACGCTGAAAGATGGATACATTCTGCGGACTGGCAGCGATATACACCTCAAAACAGCCACACTGGTAGAACTCAATGTCCCATAAGAGCGAAGAATAGCTGTCGCAGATGGCTTCCAGTGACACAGAGATCTGATCTTTCAAAGCTATCAAGCTGTAAATTTCCAACTGCATTTCTCACACCCCCAGATAGGAATTTCGGTGCATCAAAGTCACACGCAGCTTTTTCACACCACGAACTGCCTCGACCCGAAAGATATTTGTGCCTTCCTTCAAGGTCAGCCAAGTCGAACCGGAAACCAGCCGGTTCAGGATATTGCTGTCTACGCCATTGCGTGTCAGCGTGACGGTCTTGTTTCCGGTTTTCGTGGTAACCGTAATGACATCGCCGGTCAGAATATCACCTTTGATTTGCAGATATTCGCCATTTTCGTTGTAGATGGTCGGTGTCACTGCCACCACTTCCTGCGGAATGTCGCTGGGCAATGCTTCGATTCGCAGCGTGAATCCAGTTTCATCCCCGTCATTGGTGATAGAGAACAGGTTGCTGTTGGAATATACGCCCAAAGGAAACGGAGCATCGCTCTCCGGAAAGGGAAAGTGAAATGCTCCGATCACGCCGCTGTAATAAGCGTAGAAGATATCCCGGCTGTACCAGTAAATATCCGGGCAGAGAATGGAGATCTGTCCGCTGATCTGCTGCTCGAAATTTGATACTTCACAGGTTTCTACATACCCCTCGGCATAGACATCGATGTTCGCCGTCTTGTACCAAATCTTGATGTATCGGGACGGCTTGATCACATGATACAGCCGATGCCGCCGTTTTTCGATGCCAATGCCACGCATGGCAAAGGAGATGACCACGTTTCGCTTTTCGATGAAGGCATTGTTGAGGTAACTGCCGTTCATACCTGCATAGGAAGATGTGGAAATCGTTCCGGCAGGCGGATTCAGACCTTCGATTTTGGAGGTCATGTATTGATTGGCGGTGGCGGTCATATCTAATTGTTCACCGTTTTCATTTTCTAAAACCAGAGAAAAATACATTACACACCCCCATTACACATTCAACGCATTCCGTGTTAGCCGATAAATCTCCAACCGTGACAGTGCCTTCGGCGATTGATTGGTCTGATTCACCGTTTTTCGGTTATCGGTATTGTAATAATTATTCACCGTCCCACCGGAACTGTCGGGCAGCATCGCTCCGGAGATTCCATGCAAGCTGTAATTCAGGTCGGAATCCATAGTCAGCTGCATGGCTTTCGCCACACCGCCCACGGCTTTCTCCACATACTTCTTGCTCTTGTCGATGCCGTCTGCCAACCCTTTCATGAAGTCCGGCATCCAGCTTTCGTAGTCTGTCAGCGGCCCTTTGTCCGGAACAGAGAAGTGCAGGAAATCCCGAATGGTATCGGCAACATTGGTGACGCAGTCCGCCAGCCAGCCGATGGCACTCTGAATGCCATCAATGATTCCCTGAATGATGTCCCGTCCCCAGTTCCAGGCATCGGAAGCCAGTCCCTTGATATATCCAACAGCGGCACCAAATCCATTCTGAATGGTGGATTTGATGCCGCTAATTTTATCAGAAACCGCTGAACGGATGTTGTCCCAGATGCTGGACACCGTAGAAGAAATGCTCTGCATCACGTTGGAAACGGTGCTTTTGATGCTGTTCCAGATGTTAGACACCACCGACCGGATGGCGTTCAGAACATTGGAAACCGCTGAACTGATTTGATTCCAGATAGACGATACCACAGAAAAAATAGCATTCATCACACTGGAAATCGTGCCGGAGATGCTGTTCCAGATGGAAGAAACTACATTCCAGATCGCTGACAGGACAGACGAAATGAAACCAGACACCGCATTCCAAACCGTAGTCACCACATCTTGAATTGCCGTCAAAACCGTGGAGACCGTGGTAGAAATGGCATTCCAGATGGTTTCAAAGGTCGTTCGAATGCCCTCTAAAATGGGGGTTAAAAACGCCACGATCGCATTCCAAATGGCACTGATCTTCTCCGAGATCCAGTCCATCACTCTGCCCACAATGATCTGAATGGCTTCAAAAATCGTCTGAAACAGATAGCCAAATGCCGTGATCAGCGGTTCTAAGGTGGTGTAAATGGCATTCCAAACGGTCGTAATGACGTTATAAATTGCCTGAAAAACCGTAGAAACCACGTTGTAAATGGCATTGAAAATCGTGCTGAAAAAGTTGTAGATTGCCGTAAAGATCGTGCTGAAGAAATCCCGAATCGCCGTAAATACAGTCGTTGCCACCGTCTGAATGGCAGTGACAATGGCGGTGAAGGTATTGGAAATAGACGTCCAGGTGTTGACGAAAAAGTCCCGGATTCCGGTAACGATTCCCGTGAAAAAGGAAGCAATGCTGTTCCACGTGTCCACGAAAAATGTTTTGATAGAAGTCCAGACTTCGTTCCAGCTTGTTCCGAACCACCCCAGCACCACATCTGCAATGCCTTTCAGGGTATTCATGATATTGCGGAACGAGTTGACAATGAAATTCCAGATAGACGTAAAAATACCCTTGATGCCATTCCAGCACTGCTCCCAGTCACCAGTGAACAGACCGATCAATACATCAAGTGAGTTTAAGAGAATATCTGCAAATCCAGAGAAAATATTAGAGATATTCTGAAAGACACCTTCAAAAATAGGAGCCAGCAGATTGCACAGCCCGTCCCATGCAGCTTTCAGCACATCGGTGAAACTCTCAAAGTCGAATCCCAGAGCATTTAGCCGGTCAGTGATGCCCTGTGTCAATCCGGTAAAGGTGCTTTTGATCTGTTCCCAGATGGCGATGATATTGCTTTTGAATTCGTCATTGGTTTTCCAGAGATGCACAAAAGCAGCCACCAGAGCAGCAACAGCTGCGATAATGGCGAGCAGCGGACCTAATGACACGCCCAACGCTCCGGTAATGGCTCCAATGCCACCTTGCACAGCCGAGAAAAGTGCAGGCAGTTTGGATACTGCGGAAAAGACCGTTCCCACGCTGGAGATGGTCTTTCCCAATGCGATCAGCATCGGTCCCAGAGCAGCAGCCACCAGTGCAATTTTCGCAATGGTTTCTTTGGTCTGTGGGTCTAACTGGTTCAGCTTGTCCACCAGTTCCTGAATGTGGGAAACCACAGAACGAATGGTGGGCATCAGAATATCAGAAAAGGAAATCGCCAACTCTTCCAGCTGGGACTTCAAGATGGTCACTTGTCCGGCAAGGTTATCCTGCATGACAGCCGCCATTTTTTCAGTCGTGCCATTGTAGCCGTCTACTGTATCTGAACAGGTATCAATGGCATTGGACAGTTTTTCAAAGTCCGCCGGGGAACCGTTGATGATTGCCAGCATACCGGACATTGCCTCTTTGCCAAACAGCGATGCGGCTGCCTGTGCCTGTTCTGCCTCAGAAAGACCGCCTAATTTCTGTCGGAGTTGTTCCATGAGTTCCCGCAGAGAATACATCTTGCCGGAACTATCTGTCAGAGAAATGCCATACTGTTCCATGGCAGATGCTACCGTATCTGTTGGCTTTGCCAGATTGGTAATGGCGGAACGCAGTGCTGTACCAGCCTGTGAGGATTTGATACCGGCGTTTGCCATCAGTCCAATGGCGATAGCGGAATCTTCAGCGGAATAGCCCAAAGAACCCAGCACCGGAGCGGCATACTTGAAAGTTTCGCCCATCATGCTGACATTGGTGTTGGCATTGCTTGATGCGGCAGCCAGAATATCTGCAAAGTGTCCGCTGTCCGAAGCAGACAAACCGAAAGCGGTCAAAGCATCCGTGACAATGTCCGAAGTAGATGCCAAGTCTTCCCCAGAAGCGGCGGCAAGATTCATGATACCTTCGATACCGCTGAGCATATCATTGGTTTTCCAGCCTGCCATTGCCATGTAGTTCATAGCATCCGCAGCCTCACTTGCAGAGAATTTTGTTTTGCTGCCCATTTCACGGGCTTTTTCCCGGAGAGCGTCCATCTCTGAACCAGTCGCACCGGATACCGCCGCTACCTTGGACATAGCAGCATCAAAGTCTGCACCAGTTTTCACAGCAATGGTGCCCAGAGCCGTGACACCGGCAGTGACTGGCAGCAGCTTTTGTCCCACACCGGAAATTTTGTCCCCGGCGGACTGCAGCGTTTCACCCAAAACGCCCATCTTTTCCAGGGCAGTGTGAGAATTGTTTGCTTCTGTGGTCAGGCGTTTCAGTTCGTTTTCGGTTTCGATGATCTCACGCTGTAAGGCATCATACTGCTGCTGTGAAATTTCACCATTTGCAAGAGCAGTGTTTGCCTGTTCTGCCGCAGTTTTCAGTACTTCCAGCTTTTCTTTGGTGGCAGACACCGCATCTGCCAGCAGCTTGTGCTTCTGGGACAAGAGTTCGGTGTTGGTGGGGTCAAGTTTCAGCAGTTTCTGCACATCTTTCAGCTGTGTCTGTGTCCCCTTGATGTCCCGATTGACAACTTCCAGGGCTTTGGATAGCTTGGTGGTATCGCCGCCGATTTCTACAGTGATGCCCTTGATTCTATTAGCCATACAATCTCACCCCCTTATCAAAATTTATCGAAGTCACTCTGATCCGCTAACATATGATATTTGTATTCGTCATTCTCCCGTTCGGTGAACATATCATTCACGACTCCGATCGTGAGCAGATCAAGCTCTGAGAGGGACAGCCCGATCTGCACACATCGGAGAAGGAACAGGGGCGTTGTCATCGGGCGGTCAGTTTTTCGATGTTTTTTTTAGACTTGACCTGTGTTTCTACATTCAAGCCCCAGAGGTCAATCAGCTGTGGCAGGATTTCGTAAATGCTGAACGTGTTGAACTGTTCCAGCCATTCATCCGGAGAAGCCGGAATGGCTGCATCGGCGTGTTTTGCCATGATATAGGCGATGTTCTCAAATACCTCAAGGCTTTCAATGTCCAGTGCGGAGGATTCCTCTGTATTTTCTCCCACAGACTTTTGCAGTGCTGCAAAGTCCTGATAAATATCTCTGCGGAATTTCAAGCGATACAGTCTGGGAACTGCCGCACTTGCCTTGAACGGCACATCAATCCCGTCAATGGTGATGTTCTTCTGAATTGCCATACTGCACCCTCCTTACGCTTTTACAGATGCTGCGGATGCCTTACCACTCTGTACAGCGGCAGTCAGATTGGGCATATATACCGCCTTATACCAGTTCTCATAAACCTCGGCATCCGTTTTCTCACAGGTTTTAGTTTTTACCAAACCACTGTTCAACGCTGTTGCGGTCAAAGACAGCGTTTCTGTTTTAACTTCCTTTTCGTCCTCAATGGTGCTGGATTCTGTTGCCGGACGAGAGGCAGAGCAGCAGAACAGACAGTGCCGAATTTTATTCTTATCGCCACTGAATTCAAACAGCAGTGCAAACTGCGATACTTCTGCGGTATTGGTTTCCGTGAGAATGCCCTTTCCATCCAGCTTCTCACCGAGAATGTCTGTCGCAAACTCAAGCGGAACCAGTGCAATTTCCAGATCGCCGGTGTAACCAGAGTTATTGTTGATCACATAGTACACACCATCGTCAGCGTAAAAATTGGATGCTTCCCCTTCTGCATCGATAGACAGCGACACTGCACCGGGAATGCGAACCGGAGTTGCAAATGTCGGCACACCTTCTTCATCATAAGAAGTGATTTTTGCATAGTGAACTTTGTTCAGACCGAATTTTACATTGTTTTTCTCCATTGCCATATAGATCAAACCTCCATCTCATAGAGCACTTCATACAATTCTTCCGAATCAATGAATGTTTCTGTTTTTGTATAATAAATCTCGTGCTGGGAAAGCACTGACTCCACCTGTTCTTCCAATTCCGGCTGCTTTTTGTCTGTGTACAATTCAATGTCCAGCTGTTTGCAACTGAAATATGCCAAATTATCTGCCGAAAACGGATTCTCTCCAGGAGATAGAAACAGCAAAAAAGGTGGTGCAGGACTTTCACCTTCAGCAAAGTGATGGTAGGCAAATGGAAGTTCCATTTCTTCCATCATTTCTGCAATCTGTTCATAAGTCATGACAACGCCTCCTTTATGAGGTTCTCAAGCATTTCCACACCGTTTTCTTCTGCAGGAGCAATATGCGGTTTGCCGGATACACGTCCACCGCCACGTTTAGCATGACCTTTCTCCAATAAATGTGCCAGCTGGTAACGATTTTTACTGTGTACAGTCATTTCAAGAGAATGACTGTTTTCTTTTGTCTTTTTTGCAGTCCAGCTTTTTGAATATGCACCTGTTCGCTTTGGAGCGTTTGAAGATATTTCATCTTTTACAGATTTTGCAGTTTTTCTGACCGCCTTTTTCATTGACGTATCTGCAAGGTCAGCATAATCTGTCAGACCTTTCATAATCTCATCAGCCATTGCATCAATTGAAGTCATCGGAAGCACCTGCCTTTCGTATCTCACCCTCAATTTTCATGTAGTTGTTGTGGTCGTATAAAGGAGTAATTCCGGTGACATTGTAAATGTTATTCCTGAAAAGAATACGGAAATTGGTGCTGTTGATGTTCAGCGATGCAGGAGTTTGACGGACAAGAAATTCAAGCTTCTGTACTTCTTTAGTTACCCCTACATCAGTGTTTTCACTTGCTGTTTTTACAGTCACCTTTGCCCATAGGGAGAATGTTTCTTCCCATTTGGTGATATGGTTGCTGATCTCGTCAATAACAGTTCTGTGTTCCAGAATGGTAATTCTCTGATTCAGATTTCCGATTTCCATTACATCACGCCCTCTCTCTGTGCAAACAGAATTGACCTGAGATTCAGCGTTAGCTTTTGATAATCGGGATTACTTCTGTTTTCATAAAGATAACCAAGTGCGAAAAGCATCGCTGTCCGCACCGTATCTTCATTTCTGGCAAAAGCATCCTCGTCCATTCTGCCAACGTCCATTACCAGATTTTTAGCTGTAAGCAGCAGATTCTGAATCAACCTGTCGTCCTCATCGTAATCCACTCTCAGATAATTTTTCGCTTCTTTCAGCGTTATCATTTACATCACGCTTTCTTGATGGTAAGTGTCTTAATAGCCTCCGGGAGAATCAGTTTGCCGTCCAGTCTCTGACTTGCAAGAAAGCCAACCTGTCCGGTCATAGCAAAGAGTTCATTCAGTCGCTTGAAAGAGCGTCCCTGTCTGTCAGCCACCCAGTAGTAACTAAAGTCACCGAATGCCATACACTTGTTGCCAGCCTTGATTTCCGGCACATAGCTTGATGTTTTGTAAGGGCGATTGAGAATGGTATCCGGCACACCCGCCTGCACAGACGGATTCCAGATATAGTTGCCTGTGTTATCCTTCAGCTTACGAAGTGCCTTAACCGTGGAATCGTTGAGAACCCACACAGCCTTCTTGCGGTACGGACTTCTGAGAGAATAGAACAGTTCCATCACATCATCAAAGGTAATGTTTGCACCGGTTGTTGTTGCACCATCTTCTGCACCGCCTACGGTATGGAAGATACCTGTCGGCTTGCCCTTGCCGTCACCAACAAAGAATGCCTCTTCTTCCTTTGCACCGATACGACGGGCAAATTCACGGGCAATGTAGGACGGCAGGTCAAATACACTGTCGTTCAGCAGTTCCTCAGAAATCTTGATTGCTGTTCCCAGCTTATATGCGGAAAGCGATGCCTGACCGAATGTATCATCGGAGAGCGTATACTGCTGCTCCTCGTCCATCCAGACTGCTTCGCCCTTGGAAGTCACAATCGGAATCTTGCGGTCGCCGTTGGAAGTCTTGATAACCGTTGCCATCTGACGGAAGATACTTTCTTCCTCCAA